ATGAGTAAAGCACAATACGACATCAGTCGTCAGACTAACTACCTCAAGCGTAAAATGTTTTTGGATGAAGCAGGTCCAGTAACGGTTCAACGTTTTGAAGAAGTAAAATATCCTAAGATTCAAAAGTTTGAAGAACTAGCACGTGGTTTCTTTTGGGTACCAGAAGAAATTAGTCTTACCAAAGATAAGATTGATCATAAAGAAGCAACTGACGCTGTTAAGCATATCTTCACAAGCAACCTGCTTAGACAAACAGCATTAGACAGCATACAAGGTCGTGCTCCTAATCAAGTGTTTAGTCCTGTTATCAGCATTCCAGAATTGGAAGCCCTAGTAAGTAACTGGTCATTCTTTGAAACAAATATTCATAGCAAGTCTTATAGTCATATCATTCGCAATGTCTATGGAGTACCGAAGGAAGAATTTAATAAAATTCACGACACTAAAGAAATTGTAGACATGGCCTCAAACATTGGCAAGTATTATGATGATTTGCATCGTTTGAATTGTGCCAAAGAACTAGACGGATACATTGCTGAAGAAGATCACATTAAAGCAATCTGGTTAGCATTAAATGCCAGTTACGCATTAGAAGCATTCCGTTTTATGGTTAGCTTTGCAACAAGTCTAGCCATGGTAGAAAATAAAATCTACATCGGCAATGGTAACATCATCAGTTTGATCCTACAAGACGAACTGTTACATGCAGAGTGGACAGCTTGGATTATCAATAATGTAATCAAAGATGATGAACGATTTGTTAAGGCCAAAGAAGAATGTGAACAAGAAGTCTACAACATGTACATGGATGTCATTGCCGAAGAAAAGGCATGGGCCGAGTATTTGTTTAAGTTAGGCCCTGTTATCGGACTTAACGCTACAATCTTAAAAGACTTTGTCGACTATACAGCATTTACTCGATTAAAAGATATTGGTATCAAATATCAAGGCGAGTATCCTAAGTCTAGTCCTATCCCATGGTTTAACAGACATGTGGATATTAATAAAAAACAAACAGCATTACAGGAAAACGAATCAACAAACTATGTTATCGGAGTTATGTCTGATAATGTTAGCTATGACGAACTTCCAGATCTATAAGGAAATAAAAATGAAAGCAGTTATTTGGAGTAAGTACCATTGCCCCTATTGCGATCAAGCAAAGGCATTGTTGAAATCAAAAGGTATCCAATTTGAAGAAAAGAAAATTGGAGACGGATATACAAAAGAAGAACTACTAGAAGCAGTACCAAATGCTCGTACAGTTCCACAAATTTTCTTAGATGGAGAACTTGTGGGAGGATTTACAGAGCTTAAACAAAAACTATTAGGCTAATATGAATCCAGATGATGACGCAGAAGTAACAATAGCGGCTGACACAGGTGCTTATACTATCGACATAAGCACTATAGATATGTCGTCGATTACTGGATCAATGTCTGCTCCGTCTATATGGACTACTACCTCTAGTAATTATTATTCAGTTGCTGGTAGTGGATTAGGAGGTGCTGGTGCGTATGGTAATGTTACGATCAATGCTGGCGCCGGAGCTAGCTGGACTAGCGCAGTAACTGGTAACGGCTCTTTGCAAGTTACAGGTGATGCTGATATAGCGGGAGACCTAAAGGTAAAGGGTGTAAGCATAGTTGATACATTAGAAAAAATAAATCAACGATTGGCCATACTAGTTCCTGATCCTGCTAAACTAGAACACTTTGAAGCACTAAAAAAGGCTTATAAACATTATAAGACATTAGAAGCAATGTGTGAGATACCAGAGAAAACAGATGACAACTCCTGATCCTAAGATAGTAGCACTAGAAAGCCAATTACAAAAACTCCAACAACAGCTCAATGAATTAAATCAACGAGTTAATTTTTTAGAACGCGAAAACAATCGACGCAAGAGTGAAATGACTCAAGTAGCGTCAGCAATTAATAGAAAAGGCTAATACATGAATGTTCGATTACTTAGTTACAGCGGCGCCTCGCCAGAATTTGCAAGCATGGGAATCGATGATGCTCAAGAGCTCATTGCCTACTGTGCCCGTGTGTCCAATCCCAGCAATCAACTCAACACCGAAACATCAGAAAAACTCATTCGATATCTTGTCAAACACAAGCACTGGTCACCTCTCGAAATGGTCTCAGCCTGTCTCGAAATTACCACAACCCGAGATATTGCTAGACAAATTCTTAGACACAGAAGTTTTAGCTTTCAAGAGTTCAGTCAGCGATATGCAGATCCTACAAAAGATCTTAACTTTGTATTACGAGACGCACGATTGCAGGATACCAAAAATAGACAAAACAGTATAGCATTAGATCTAACTAACGATGAAGAGAAAGATCTGCAACGACTATGGGAAATTAGACAAAACAATGTCATTACAGAAGCACGGCTGGCCTATCAGTGGGCTATTGAAAATGGCATTGCTAAAGAACAAGCCCGTGCAGTTCTTCCAGAAGGATTAATCGAAAGTCGATTGTACATGAATGGTACATTGCGTAGTTGGGTACACTTCATTGAACTACGTTCAGGAAACGGTACACAGAAAGAACACATGGAAGTAGCTCGTGCATGTGCTAAGGCAATTGCTGAAATATTCCCAATGGCAGAAGAATATGTCCAACCCCAATGAAGCAACTAGAAAATTTTGCGAACATCATTCAATTAGAATAATTGATGATAACAAACGTGCTTATAAACACAGCCGAATCAATATGGCCTACTTTAGAAATCCTGATGATTACAATATGGTTTATGAGGGTATAAAATACGAAACTGAAACTCTATATACAGTAGAAATTGCAGAAAGCGAATTACAAAGAATTGCAGAATTTGAATCTCAGGTTTTTAATAACATGAAAGAAAAAGGACACTATGCGGTATTTGAAATTCTCATGGAACAGAAAGAACAAGAAAAGTATTTGAAAGAAAAATACCCAGCAGTAAAGAAAGCATATGAACAATATAGTTTAATGTTAAAATTGGCACAAAGCGGAGAAATATAAAATGTTATTAAAGAAACCAATCACAAACGGAACAGTAATTAGTATTAAGATCATCAACGGTGATGAAATTATTGCACGTTACGAATCAGAAGATAAGGATACCCTTACAATCAGCAGACCATTGGCACTTACTATGGGACAAACTGGACTAGGAATGATTCCTTGGGTGTTTTTAGGCGATGCAGACGAAATTACCTTAAACAAATCACATGTGTTCCTTTTTGTTCCTAGCAAGAAAGATGCGGCTGATCAGTACATCCAATGAACTACTGGTATTGCGCTTAAATAATAGTTTAGGAGAGCAAAATGCCCTACATACCAGGCGGCGGCAAAATATCAGATGTTTACCATTCTACGAACGTTTATGCAAATAATGTTCCTGTGGCTCTATGGCAACCTCCAGGAGCCAGTGTGGCTTTTGCTAGTGATGTAGCGGTTACTGATGTTCCTTCTATTTCCATAAATGTTAACGCATTATCAGAAGCGGCCTCTTTAACTTCTGCACCCATGCCTGCAAATGCAGTGGCGGCCAATGCTATTGAATCTAGTTATCAAGGTACTCCTACAGATGCTGTAACAACTTCGACAGGTGCCGTTACTACCGCAGTATCTACTGACTTTGTAGGTTGGATGGCGGCCCGAATAGACGAAGGCAATCGAGGTATGTGGACTAGACAAAGTCCTCCGCAAGGTAGCGGTCCTGCTGTAAGTCCGGGAAATACAAATATTACCGGAATATGGACAGCAATTGGATTGTCCAATTATTCCAGAAATGATCAAACTGCCTGGTGTATGGGATTTGTTAACTTTGCGTTAAAACAAAATGGTTATGTGTGGTGCTCAGAAGCATCTGCGATTGCTATTAAAAACAATCCTAGTAGATGGAACGCTACTCCTATTACAGATTTAACCCAAGGACAACCGGGTGATATTGCCTTGTGGAATTACAGCGGACATAACCATGTAAACTTAGTCTATACTGTGTCTAATGGAAAGTATACATTCTGTGGCGGTAATCAAAATGGCAAGAGTGTAAGTAATAATCCACAAAATAGTTGTGTATCACAATCTTGGCCAGGCGGTTATCATCCGCCAGGTGATGGAACTCTAATTGGATTATTTCGACCTTCTCAAATTCCTCCGTTCGATGGCGGGGGATCTCAATGGTAAATTTAGTCGATCAAGCCAAATACGGATTATCGCAAATACCTAAGTTGGTAGAAAAAGTTAAAAAACTTCCAGAGATTTCTAAAGAAACATATAGTGAGCTACATACCGATTATCTAGTTCCACTAGATATAAAAATAGATTGTGATAGTTTTTTAGAAGAAATCGAGCCCTACGATCAATACTTGCGCCCTTGGGGAGGAATGGAAAAACAGTCGTC